CGCATTGATGAGTGGAATTAGTGCACTTACAGGAGGAGTTAAAAGCGCTTTTTCATCGGCAATCGATGAGGGGGCAAAATTACAACAATCTATAGGTGGTATTGAGACACTTTTTAAAGACTCAGCTGGTACTGTTAAACAGTATGCTAATGAGGCTTTTAGAACAGCTGGAGTATCAGCTAATGAGTACATGGAAAATGTAACATCATTTTCTGCCAGCTTGATTTCTTCTTTGGGAGGAGATACAGCAAAGGCTGCTGAGTTAGCGAATACAGCAATGACAGATATGTCAGACAACGCAAACAAGATGGGTTCTGATATGAAACTCATTACTCAAACTTACCAGTCATTGGCGCGTGGTAACTATGCAATGCTAGATAACCTAAAACTCGGTTATGGTGGAACAAAAGCAGAGATGCAACGACTAATAAAAGATGCTGCTAGTTACAAAGATGTTCAAGAGGAGTTGAATATGACCGTGAATGAGAGTGATTTATCATTTGCGAACATGGTTAAAGCAATTTCTGTTGTACAAAAGAAACTAGGGATTACTGGTACTACTGCTAAAGAGGCAGCCGAAACATTTTCAGGATCTTTTGCATCTATGCAAGCTGCATTTAAGGATTTCTTAGGAAACCTTACAACAGGTGGAGACATTAGCAAACCTTTAGAGAACCTTGCTAAAACAGCCTCAACATTTATCTTTAGAAACTTTATACCGATGGTGGGCAATGCTTTCAAATCTTTGCCAAAAGCTATCTCAACATTTTTAGCATCAGCTAAACCAGAGATAGAGGCAGGATTGAAGAAGATGTTGCCAGAGGAAATGGTAAATAATATCATGAAAACCTTTGATAAAGTTGGTAGTTTTTTATCTAGTTTTAAAGACACGGGAGCTCTAACAGCAGTAGCTGGAGCTTTTAATGCAGTGAAAGATGCAATAGGTCATGTCTTTTCATCTCTAGCTGGTAGTGGGGAAATTTTTAATAAGATTGCTAAAACTTTAGGTGAGGTTGTTAAGTTTCTTGCAGATGCTGCTACTAAAGGGGCTGAATTTATTTCCTCATTACCACCTGGTACTATTCAAGCAATCGCTAGTGCAGTGATCGGGATGGTTGCAGCGTTCAAGACAGTATCAGTTGCAACTAAGGCTATAACTGGCCTAAAAACTGCTTTTGGGTTGTTAAAAATAGCTTTGTCCAATCCTTGGGGTCTTGCTATTGCAGGTATTGGAGCTTTAGTTGGTTGGTTTATTCAAGCATATACCACTAGCGAGACTTTCAGGAATAAAGTTAATGAAGTTGTTGAGGCAATCGGTAAAATCGCAAGCAAGATTGGAGAGTTCTTGTCTGGAATAGATCCATCTATTTTTGCACTGTTACTACCAGTATTAGGGACTTTGTTATCTAAATTCAAAGGTTTTGATATCATTGGAAAACTCAATCCGTTCAAACTATTCAAAAAGAATGCTACGGAGGCATTTGATGGTGCTGGAGCATCAGCAACTCAATCTAAAGGTATCATAGAGCAAGTCTTTTCTGGGCTTGGTTCTCTTATCACATCTATTTCACAAGGTATTTCAACAGTACTACAAGGACTGGCAACAGCTATTTCAACAGTTGCCCAAGGGTTTGGTCAAGCTGCATCAATGGCCAGCCCTGCCCAATGGCTATCAATGGGGGCTGCAATGCTAATGGTTGGTGCAGGTGTGGCTTTAGTTGCTGGTGGTATCTATATATTAGTTCAAGCAGCAATAGAACTAGGCAATGCCGGAACAAGTGCCCAATTGGCAATGCTTGGCCTTGGAGTTGGTATAGCTGTATTAGCAGGTATATTTGCCTTGTTGGGGCCAGCTTTGACAGCTAGCGCTGTTGGGATACTTGCATTTGGAGCATCAGTTGCTTTAATTGGTGCAGGTATTGCTATTGCAGCATACGGCCTCTCAATACTAGTAAATGCTTTTGCAAATGCAGAGGGAGCAATCACAGCAACAGGCCAAGCTATAAGCACAGCGGCTCAAGGTATCGGTCAAGGGTTGCAAACAGCCCTTGATGGTGCTGCACGAGTTGTTGAGAGTTTCGGTACAGCGATTAAGACAGCTCTTGAGGGTGTAGCAAATGTATTTAAGAGTGTTGGAGAGGCCATTAGAACTGTATTAGATGGTATTAAAGGTGTAATTGAGTCAGTTGGGAACTCGTTCACCCAAATAGGTGACTCACTAGCTAAGATTGCTAGCAATGCAGGTGGCATTATGAATGCTGCAGCAGGAGTTGGAGCGCTAGCAGCAGCTGTTACAGGTTTAGGTGCAGCATCTTATGCAGGGAACTTAGTTGGATTTACTGGTGACATTGAGAAACTTAATGCAGCAATTAAAAATCTTGGCTCTGGCTTTGCTGGAATTTCAAGTTCTTTTCAAACAATAGGGACATCTATGTCTTTAGTTGCTACATCATCTATGATGGCAGTTACAGGGCTTACTAATTTTTCAACTCAGATAACATTGTTGTCAACAACTTTAGGTCTTTTACCATCTATTATGACAATGGCAGTATCTGGCTTTACTATTTTCACAGCACAGATTTTAAGTAGCGTGGCAGGATTAGCGGCAATAAATGCCCCAATCGCTATGTTTAACTCCCAAATTATGACCATGACACCAGCATTGATGATGGCAGGAACATCATTTACTATGTTGGGTTCTTGGGTCATGATTGTTGGCACCGCTTTAGCGACTGTATCATCAGGATTTATACAAGTTGGCTCTAGTGCCACTAGCGCCTCATCCCAAGTAATAGGCATGTCAACTAGCACTCAAGCTGTAATTTCAGCTTTTAATAGCATGCGTGGACAAGTGGAATCATCTATGCAAGCTATTCTATCTGTTATTAAATCAGTTGGTAGTCAGATGGGGTCACAAGGTCGCCAAATTGGCCAACAAACAGCCCAGAATATCGCTCAAGGTATTAGGGGAGGTATCGGACAATCTCAAGGAGCTATGCAAGCTCTAATGAGCTCTATAAGGTCTGTTGGCATGTCTGGTGTTGGCTCGATGCGTAGCATTGGTTCAATGATTGGGCAGGGGCTTGCTCAAGGTATGTATTCGGCATTAGGAGCTGTTACAGCAGCAGCTGATGCACTAGTAGCACAAGCGGAGAGAGCGGCAAGGGCTAAAGCCAAAATCCATTCACCATCACGTTTGTTTAGAGATAGCGTTGGTCGTTTCTTGCCAATGGGTGTTGCTGTTGGTATCGAGAAGAACACCAAATATGTTGATAAAGCTATGGTTGGCATGTATGACAATATACAGGCGTTTAGTTATAAAGCAGAGGATATTATTGGTGTTGGTAAAACTAAGTTGTCTAAGGTCGTACAAGTTAAATCAGATCTTGAAAAAGCGATCAAAGCAAGCGTTGAAGTGAAAGACAACAACCAAAAGACCGTATTTGATGAATTGCTAAGGATAGGTGACAAATTAGTTAATAAATCAACTGATATCGTGCTTGAAACCGGAGAATTAGTTGGAGGTACTATCGATGCTTACACTAATGCACAAGCTCACAATACTAGGGTAAAAAATAGAATGAGAGGGATAGTTACATGACAAAAGAAATGACATTCAACGGTGTTGATATGTCACGTTTCTTTAGAATAAAAGATATTATCCGCCCCATTGGGAACAAAAGGAGCGTATCAACAGATAACGCTCCTTTATTGGGGGTTAATATTCAGCAAGTGAAACGTGGCGAGAAAGAACATATCATAAAATTTGACATCAAAACCACAAATGCAATTGAAATGGAACAATTAAAGCATGATTTGGCAGGCGTTCTAAACGTTTTAGAGCCAGTAAAGATTACTTATGGTGATGAGCCAGACAAATACTATATGGGGTTACCAGTGGATGAAATCACCCCAGAAAACTTGACAAGATGGTTTCAACGCTCGGAGTTAAAAATAATAATTCCTGATGGCGTGGCTCACAGCACGACTTTAAAAAATTTTGATATCGATACAAATGAAACAAGCGCACCGGATAGGATAGTATTTAATTTAACAAATACAGGAACAGAGCCAGCTTATCCAATTATTAGAATTAAACACAATTCAGAGAATGGATATATTGGAGTTGTTAACAACAGAGCGGCGTTTGAATTAGGAAATCGTGAAGAGGCTGATACTGAAAAGTACAGAGACTCTGAAACATTGATAGATTATAGAGGGGCTAATATTCTAAAAGGGTTTCAAAATGGAACTAAAGGAGTAGCTGTAACAAATGATAATAAGGAGCGCCTTGTTGGCACTTTGAGTACAACAAGTATGTGGGGGCGTAATCATATCGAATTATCAAACCGTGGTACAGTTGAAAAAAATCGAAATAATGCACAAAGTTTGACATGGACTATCCCTGCTGATAGTAGCGGAGAAGTTGGTTCATTGAATGACTATCTGCTTTGGAGACAAGTTTTTATGGCAGCTGTCGCTAATCAATATGGTTTCATCAAGGTTACTGTATCTGACACTGACGGTAATTTCTTGTATGGAGTAGAAACATATAAGCGATATCAGACACTGGATTGTGAGTATAGTTTTTTCACTACTGACGGGAAGGGCGGATACAAGTTTATAAAATGGTGGTATTTTACTGGGACAGGGGCTCAAGTAGGCAAACTTGATCCATTTAGCGCAGAAAAGGGCTGGACAGAGTTGAAAAGAAACGATGACAGAGTTCAAGTTTTTTTTGACGGTTCTCATTATGACTATCTTGTTCCTGAATTAAAAGGGAAAAAATCAGCAAAAATTCATATCACGCTTGGAGCACTCAGAGACTGGCCTCTTGTATCACATATGTATGTTGATGAGTTCATGTATAGAAAAGACTTTGTGACAAAGAGTAGAGACATTCCTAATCGCTATCCAACAGGTTCAAATGTTGTAATCAACAGTGAGGACGATAGTGTGTATATTGACGGGATATCTAAAGTAAGCGAAGTTGTAGACGGTTCACATTGGCCATCAATTCCTCCAGGAAAATCTCAATTAGAGTTATATTTTTCACGTTTCGTTAAGAAAAAACCAACTGTAACAATCGAATTTGAAGAGAGGTGGATATAAGATGCTTTTGACAATCCATGATGCAAATTTACAAAAGGTAGCATTTATTGATAACGAAAAACAAGGTACGTTAAATTATTACGATGATACTTGGACAAGAAGTTTAGAAACAGGTTCGTCAACTTTTGAATTTACTGTATTTAAAAAAGCAATCAAATCTGATACAACGAAAAAGAAAGCATACAATCAATTGAATGAGAAAGCCTTTGTTTCATTCAAGTATCACGGCAAGAGTTATGTTTTTAGTGTGATGTCGATTGAAGAAAATGAGAAAACCATAAAATGTTATTGCGAAAATCTTAATCTTGAGTTGATTAATGAGTATGCTAACCCCTATAAAGCTGATAGGGCAATGTCTTTCAAAGAGTATTGCGAAGTTATGGATTTGTTGAATTATACTCATCTATCAATTGGGATTAATGAGATTTCAGACCAAAAACGTACGCTTGAATGGGAGGGACAAGATACAAAACTTGCTCGATTACTCAGTCTTGCTACTAGATTTGATGCAGAGATTGATTTTGATACAAAATTAAATGCAGATAGTTCAATTAAATCTTTTAAAGTTAATGTGTATCGTGAGTATGATGAGAATCATCAAGGGGTTGGTCGTATCAGAGATGATATTCAATTAACTTATGGTAAAAACCTGAAATCTATTAAGCGTAAGATTGATAAGACTGATGTTTTTAACACGATTAGACCAACTGGTAAAAGACGAGTTAAGAATGCAAAAGGCGAAGAAGTCGAGGAAATCGTGACCTTAAAAGGTTTGGATGCTTGGTCTGTTAAAAATGATAGAGGGATTATTGAATTTTATCAACGAAATGAGTCACTATACGCCCCTTTATCGATGCAAATGTACCCATCTACATTTACATCTGGGACAGCAGAAGATCAATGGATTAGACGAGATTTTTCCTATGAGACAGACAATCCAAAAGAGTTGCGTAGGCTTGCATATAATGAACTGAAAAAACATTGCTACCCAGCTATCACATATGATGTTGATGGCTTTGTGGATGTTGAGATTGGGGATACTATTAAAATTAATGATGATGGATTTAATCCAACTCTCATGGTTCGAGCAAGAGTTTTAGAACAAAAAATTAGTTTTACAAATCCAAATAGGAATAAGACAACTTTTGCAAATTTCAAAGCTCTAAAAAACAATCTATCTAGTGGCATCCAAGCGGCTTTTGAGAGATTGTTTGAAGCTGCTAAACCATATACTATCAAATTATCAACGGACAATGGTGTTATCTTTAAAAATCAGATCGGCCAAAGTCTAGTAACCCCAACATTATACAAGGGAGGGAAACCAGTCGTAGCTGGTGTTACTTGGCGTTGGGCGCTCGATGGAGAAGTAACAACAGGGATGACTTACTTGGTTAGAGGCTCAAATGTAACCGATACAGTCACTCTGACAGTTGCAGCTTACATTGGAAATAAAGAGGTTGCTGTTGATGAGATATCGCTTGTTAATGTTGCTGATGGAAAACTTGGTACACCTGGAACTCCAGGGCGAGATGGCCGCACTCCTTATGTCCATACAGCATGGGCTAATAATGCAACAGGAACAGATGGATTTAGTCTTGATAGCTCAATCAATAAACTCTATATTGGTATTTATACAGACTTTGAACCAAACGATAGTACAGACCCTAAAAAATACAAATGGGCTAAAGTAAAAGGAGACAAGGGAGAAAAAGGCGATAAAGGAGAACCGGGACAACGTGGTTTAGATGGCTTGCAAGGTGCAAGAGGTGAACAAGGATTACCTGGTCGCAATGGTGCAGATGGCCGTACTCAATACACTCACATAGCTTACAGCAATAGCGCTGATGGAACTAAGGATTTTTCTGTAAGTGCCTCTGACAGAGCTTATATCGGGATGTATGTTGATTTTAATAGCACTGATAGCAATACTCCATCTGATTACAATTGGACACTTGTAAAAGGCTCTGATGGTGCAAATGGTGTGGCAGGTAAGGCTGGCGTAGATGGTAGGACACCATACTTACACATAGCTTACGCCACATCAAATAACGGCTCACAAGGTTTCTCAACTACTGACAGTACAAATAAAACGTATATCGGAACATACACAGATTACACTCAGGCAGACAGTACAGATTACAGAGCTTATAAGTGGACGTTGATAAAAGGAGCAGATGGTACTGGTATTTCTAATGTAACTAATTACTATTTAGCTACTACAGCCTCAACAGGTATCACAAGAGCAAGTGCAGGGTGGGGAACTACTCCACAGCCTATCACATCAGACAAGCGTTATTTATGGAATTATCGAGTTGAGCTATACACAAACGGCACAAGTAAGACGACAGACCCTACTGTTATTGGTGTACATGGGGAAAAAGGAGAACGTGGATTACAAGGTGATCAAGGTATTCCAGGAATTAGAGGGACAGACGGAAGAACCCAGTACACTCATATTGCTTACGCAGATAATGCAGTTGGAGGAGGTTTTAGCCAAACTAATACCAATAAGCCATATATTGGTATGTATGTCGATTTCAATGCCGCAGATAGTACCAATCCAACAGTCTATAAATGGACAAAGTGGAAAGGTGAAGATGGTGCGCAAGGTGTACCGGGAGCAAAAGGAGCAGATGGTAAAACACCGTATTTTCATCGAGCTTGGGCAAATTCTGCTGATGGCCGTGATAGTTTCAGTACAACTGATAGCACCAATAAGCGCTATTTAGGAACGCTGACGGATTTCAATGAAGTAGATAGCCAAGACCCAACAGCCTATAAATGGACGGCACTATTTGATAATGTCACTGGTGGAAATCGTAATTACTTTAAAAACAGTAGAATTAAACAGATTAACACAGGGGGCACAGGAACCTATGATTTTAGAACATTCATTGTAGATGATTTTTGGAAAAATCCAGATAGGCTTAAACAGAATTATGTTCGTATCTCATTTGAAATCTCCATATCTCCTGCTTTAACAAAAGATACACAGGCTAGCGTACATTTTTCTGCCACTCCTTGGTACAGTAATAAAATTACTTTGAAAGCTGGCGTTACAACGTCACAAAAGTTCGAGTTTATTATAAACCTCTCTGGAGCTAGTGAGAATTACAAGACGGATAATATCTTTGTTAGATTTGGAACAAGTAACGGTTTTCCAGCTAATCTTACAGTCACACTTAAAAATGCCATGCTTGCCATAGGTACCAACTTTCACGATTACGTGAAAGCCATTGAAGATGTTGAAACTGACATTGATTCTAAAGCTGACCAATCACTGACTCAAGAGCAATTGAATGCCCTTAACGAGAAATCACAGATTTTAGAGGCTGAAATGAAAGCGAAAGCATCGATGGAGGCCTTTAGTGAATTAGAAAAAGCATATAATGCTTTTGTGAAATTAAATGCAGACAGTCAAAGAAAATCTGAGTCTGATTTGGTTGAAGCAGGAAGAAGAATTGATTTGTTGACAACTCAATTTGGAGGATTAGCAGAGCTTAAAACATTCATTGATACTTACATGAAAAGCACAAACGAGGGCTTGATTATCGGTAAGAATGATGCAAGCTCTACTATCAAGGTATCAAGTGATAGGATTTCCATGTTTTCTGCAGGAAAAGAGGTTATGTACATTTCACAAGGCGTAATAAACATTGATAATGGTATTTTCACCGCATCAGTTCAAATTGGACGTTTTAGAACAGAGCAATATCATCTTAACAAAGATGTGAATGTCATACGATATGTAGGAGGTTAAAAAAGAAAATGACTAAATTTATCAATTCTAGCGGTTCATTACACTTGAATATTTATATTGAACAAGTTAGTCAAGACGTTGCTAATAACTCCTCAAGGGTTAGTTGGAAAGCTACTGTTGACCGTGACGGAGCTTACCGAACTTGGACTGAAGATAATAGTAGTGCTCTATCAGTTTGGTTAAATGGAGCCTCAGTGTATAAGAGTAACCTCAATTTCGATACGAGCGGACAGGAAGTGACTCTTGCCTCCGGAGAAGTAACCATCCCTCACAACGGTGACGGAACTAAGACTTTTGCAGTATGGGCATCGTTTGACCCAAACAACGGAGTACATGGGAATATTACCGTATCGGTAAACTATACACTTTCAAGCATCCCTCGGTCTAGTAGTATAAGCGACAATGCTCTTTCAGGAAATAGACAGCTCGGAAGTCTCCACACTCTCACCATTGACCGCAAATCTAGCTCATTTACCCACCAAGTGTGGTATAGAGTTTTTGGTAGCGAATGGATTGACTTAGGGAAAAATCATGCAACAAGTGTTTCTTTTGTACCTAATATTGACCTAGCTAGATACAACACAAAGGCAAAGTCTGGCACGATGGACATATGTGTCCGAACATATAACGGAACTACTCAAATTGGAAATGATGTTTATTCAAACGGCTGGTATTTTGAAATACCGGAAAGTGTGAAACCTACATTTTCTGGTCTCACATTGATTGATATGAATACTGTTGCTAGGCAACTATTGAGCGGAAATAACTTTTTACAGATTATTTCCGACATTCAGGTCAACTTTAACAACCCATCTGGGGCTTATGGTTCAACTATCACAGGATATCATGCTGAAATTGTAAATAAGAATCAGGTCACAACTAAAAATGGCGGTAGGTTCGGTATGATGAATTTCAATGGTTCAGCAACAATACGTGCTAGTGTGGTTGATAGTCGTGGTAGGCAATCAGACACCAGGGATATTACAATCAATGTTATTGAGTATTTCGCACCAGCTTTTAGTTTTACAGCATTTAGAACACGTGAAACGCCTAACATTATTCAAGTTGTCAGGAATGCTAAAATAGCTCCTATCACCTTATCAGGTAGTCAAAAAAATGTCATGACCCTATCATTCAAGGTAGCTCAATTAGGTAGTACAAGTTTTACAGCTGATCATGGTAGCGCTTCGGGTAATTGGACAACTCAACACACCTTAAATAATTCAGCTGCTAACATGGCAGGTAATTATGTTGCAACCAAGTCATTTGTGGTCATAGGGACTCTATCTGATAAATTTACAAGTACAGAATTTACAGCCACAGTTGCAACTGAAAGTGTGGTCATGAGCTATGATAAAGATGGGCGCGTGGGTGTTGGTAAAGTTGCAGAGCAAGGTGGTACTGGTTCGTTGGATGTCTTGGGAGATATCTATGCTAGAAATAAACCTATCCAACAACATCAGATTACGCAATCAGACGGAAAAGTATTAAATGCAACTAGCGATTGGAACAATTACATAAATACTGGTATATACATGGGTTATAATCTATTAAACTCACCATCTGGAGGAAATCCTTGGAAACATATTCAAGTGTTCAAACATAATGATAATTGGGTTGTTCAGGTAGCCTATGATTTTTCAGGGCAGTTTCTTTCTGTCAGAGCAAAAACAAATGGGATTTGGAACAATTGGGCGGAATATGCTAAAAAAAATGAAACTTTATTAAAAGTAGAGAGTACTCCGACTCCTTGGCAAAATCTCGTGCTTGCAAACGGTTGGAATCATCATCAACAGTACAATAATGTCCAGTTTTCAAAAACGTTTGACGGTGTAGTTTATTTTAGAGGTTCGGCAAACAAAGGAAAAACTACGACTGAGACAGTGATAGGAACTTTACCAGTAGGTTTCAGACCAACACAGTCATTATATATCTCGACAATCAACAACAATTACACAGTAGCGGTTTTGGGTATCTATTCAAATGGAAATATAGTTGTAAAAGGCAACGTTGACTCAAACTGGCTCAACTTTGATAACGTCTCGTTTAAAATTTAATAATCGTAAAAAATCCCTAATTATTAACGGATAATAAATTTATAAAGGAGGAAATGACAATGCTAAAAGTCACTAAAACACGTCAGCTAGTAGCTGAATTTTTCGCACAAGATGGCGACCAACAAAAATTGGTCAAAACTACTGTAGTCAACACAGACAATGAAGCTGTTTCAACAACATCTGAAACGCTGCATGACCCGGATCTGTACGCTAAAAATCGTATCAGTATGCGTAAGCATGAGCAAGAGTTACGAGAAATGCGCTATAAGATTGAAGATGCTATTTTGGCAGAGATGGAAACAGATGAACATAAAGAGTAGGAGGTGTGCATGCCAGAATACGAGCGTTTAATTGTGCAGATTTTTCTCACTCTAATTCCTGTTATCGGTCTTTACTTTTCTATGAAAGATAAAGCTACCAAGCAAGAAAATCGTCTTACGATTTTAGAGAAAGACATCGAAAATCTGCATGAATTCAAGAAATCGGCCAACAAACGGCTTGATAACCACGACGAACAGAACAAAGCTATCTTAGTTTTAGCTGAGCAGGTCAAATCGCTTGGCGAGGATGTGAGAGAGCTTAAAAACTTGATTCAAAACAAACAATAAAAAAGGAGAATAAACATGATTAATTGGAAATTGCGTTTGCAAAATAAAGTGACACTAGTAGCTCTTTTAGGAGCAGTGTTTTTGATGGCGCAACAATTCGGCCTTGAGATTCCGAAAAATATGCAAGACGGTGTAAACACATTTGTCTATATTCTTGTGCTGCTTGGCGTTGTCAATGACCCGACAACAGCAGGGATTTCTGATAGCAACCGTGCTCTTGATTATCATGAGCCAAGCGAGGACTAAGAAATGGATATTGATACAAGTAGACTAAGAACTGACTTACCGCAAGTTGGAGAACAACCCTATCGTCAGATTCACGCCCATTCAACGGGTAATCCAAATTCGACTGCCCAAAATGAAGCAGACTACCACATGCGACGACCTGTTGATTCAGGATTTTTCTCGCATGTGGTAGGTAACGGTCGCGTGATGCAAACCTGGTACACAGACATGGGAGCCTACGATGTAGGAGGTGGCTGGAACGTAGAGGGATACGGCCAGGTTGAACTGATTGAAAGTCATAGCACAAAAGAAGAGTTTATGCGCGATTACAAGCTCTATGTTGAACTACTGCGCAACCTTGCTGATGAAGCAGGCATCCCTAAAACTCTTGACTCTGATAGCCTTGCAGGCATCAAGACACATCAGTATTGTACATACAACCAACCTCGAAACTAC